TTCGTTAAGTTCGTCTAATAGCTGAAAGGTAGGCCAAAATTATGGCCGCTTATTCGGTCCAACAAAAATATTTAATAGATAATTACGCAGTTTTAGTATTACTTACTAACGCTGACCCTTTAGAAGTTGGGCAAAGTTTTACAGTTACAAACGTTGACGCAACTTTTAACGGAACGTATACGGTTTTTGCTTTACCGCAATACTATTTTACGGGCGTAAATACTGAAGGCTTTTTTAGTTACAACATAGAAGCGCCGATACTTAACCAAGTTTTATACGCAAAAACGGCAGACAACGTAGACATAGTGCCAGCTACTGGGACGCTGACAACTACGCCCGTTTGCACTTGGATAACAGCCGGGCAGATAGAAGACTGGCTAGGTATTGGTACGGCTACTGCAGCGGATACAGCGTTTTTAACGCAGTGCGCTTTAGCGGCTAATAGTTTTGCTTATCGCAGACGCGCGGAAGCTGGCTATAGAAACGAAAGTTTGACGACTGTACCGAACGGGTCAGTAAGTTTAGGAACGATTATGTACGGGGGCGCTTTGTATCGTCAACGTGGCGGCGTAACAGACTTTGCTACGTTTGACGGTTTAGGTAGTGGCGGCACTGTAGGGCTCTCACCAATGGTTAAGCAACTGTTAGGCGTAGATAGGCCAGCGGTTGCGTAATGCCACAAACTTTTACAGACCTATTTAACACTTCGCTAACAAACTTAACCGCGACACTTACAGCCGTAACAGGCTTACAAGTAGTAAACGACCCGCGTAACTTAGTGCCGCCGTGCGCTTTTATTGACGCGCCCAGCTTTGAAGCTTTTAACGCGAACATAGTAAAAATGTCATTTCCAGTAAGGGTAATAACATTAGGACCGGGCAACCTAGACGCGCAACGCAGCCTACTTAATCTGGCTAGTTTAGTTTTAGGTGCTAATGTAGGCGTAACAGACGGTAGGCCTACAGAAGCTTTAGTAGGCGGCGTAGCCTATCCTGCGTATGATTTAACTATTACAATGCAAGCCCAAACAGCGTAAAGGATAAAAAAATGATTACTTATATAGTTACTTCAGACCGCTTAGCTGGCTTTCGGCGCGGCGATATTGTTACCCTTAAAGATTTAGAAGGCGTTGACGTTGAAACGCTTTTAGACGGTGGCCACCTATCCACCTATGCACCTAAAAAACCTGCTAAAACTAAAGATACAGAAACAGAAAAGGACTAACCCACTATGGCAACTACCGTTTATCTTTCAAACCCAGCGCTAACTATTAACGCTGTAAATCTCACGGACCAAGCAACCAGCGCGGTACTATCGTTTGTATACGAAAGTCTTGAGACTACAGCCTTCGGAGACGTCGCCCGCAAATTCGGCGGTTCGGCTGTAACTTCGTTGCAAAATAATACTTTTGAAGTAACGCTTTACCAAAGTTACGCAGCGTCAGAAACTGAAGCAACCATTTATGGGCTTGTAGGTATTCAGACAACTATTACAGTTTCACCTACTGCAGCTGGTCTAGTTACGCCTAGCGCGACTGAACCGAAATATACTCTTACCGGTTGCTATCTAGAAAGTCATACTCCAATTAACGCTACTTTAGGTGAACTAAGCACTATTACGCTGACGTTTACTGGCGGCGCACTTACTAAAGCCGTCTCGTAATGTTGCGGCTTTGGCCGCTGAGAACTAAAACAAAACAAACCGCGTTTAATAAACGCCGTACCGAGAAAGAAAAACAATGCAACTAACATTAAAAGTAATCTTTATAGACGGCAACGAATACGACGTACAAACTAACTTAATGACCATAGTTAATTGGGAACGCAAATACAAACGCAAAGCTTCAGATATGGCTTCAGGCATAGGCGTAGAAGATTTAGCATTTATGGCCTACGAAGCCAGTCGTTTAAACAAAATTACCGTACCCGCAAACCTAGATATATTTATTGGCAGTCTAAAAAATATTGAAGTAGTTGAACAATTAAACCCAAAAGTAGACCCGGAAGTCTAAGGTATGTAATGGCAGAAATTCTGGTAGTCACTGGCTTCTGGCCCGCTGACGTACCTTACGAACTGGGCGACGTGTACGCGGTAATAGAAATTCTTAACAAACAGAATAAAACTTATGTCTAGTAACGTAACTATGCAAATTGAAGGCGTACAAAAAACGCTAGCCGAATTAAATAAATTTGACAAAGTTTATAGACGGCAAGTAACCAAAGACATTAAAGGCGCTGGGCAACAGATAGTAAATACTGCCCGTGAACTTATAGGCACTGAACCGCCGCTATCTGGTATGGTGCGCGGCAAACTTATTAAAGGCCGTGAAGTTTATTGGACTAACAAAACCGCTAAAGCTGGGCTAAAAATTAAGGTAGGTAGGCGCGCCAGTAAAGGCGGAACGGTGCAATTTAAAGATAACTTTGACGCTGAAACTAACCCGCGTGAAAGCCATAGCGTTACGTTTGGCGCTAGACCGTACCAGCTTATCGTGGCCCAGCAAACAGACGCAGCGGGCGCTATTTATGACCACGCTGGCATTAAAACAAAGAATACTAATTTTGTTAATAACTTGAACGTACAAGTAGGCGGCCAGCCGCGCGCGATAGACCCGGCAGTAGAAAAGCATAGGTACACGGTTCAATACGCTGTAAAGAAAATAGTAGACGACGTAGCAGACGTGTTAAATAAAAAATTAAAGGTCCGCTATGGCAATTAACATACCGATAGTCAGCACGTTTGACGACAAAGGTTTAAACACTGCCCAGAAAGCTTTAAGCGCTTTTGGGGTTGACGCTAATAAAGGTTTTAGCGGTTTAACTAAGTCAACGCTAATAGCGGGTGCTGCTATCGCTGGCGCTGCTACAGCCGTAGGCGCGTTTGCATATAGCGCTATCCAAAGCGCGTCAGATTTTAACGAAGCAATAAGTAAAAATACTGTAGTTTTTGGTGCAATATCTAAAGAAATAGAAACGTTTTCCCGTACAGCTAACACAGCTTTAGGTTTAAGCGAAACGGCAGCGCTTAAAGCCGCCGGCACGTTTGCCATATTTGGTAAGTCTGCAGGTTTAGCCGGTAAAGACTTATCCGATTTTGCTATAGAACTTGTAACACTTGCAGCTGATTTAGCTTCGTTTAGTAATACTTCTGTAGATGACGCTATAAACGCGTTAGGTTCAGCGCTTCGCGGCGAAGCCGAACCGTTGCGTAAATATGGTGTATTACTTGACGACACAACACTAAAAGCCGCCGCAACTGAACTAGGTATATATAGCGGTAGCAAAGCTTTAACAGCGCAGCAAAAAGTCTTAGCGGCGCAACGCGTAATCTTCTTACAAACGGCAGACGCGCAAGGCGACTTTTCAAGAACCAGCGACGGACTAGCAGCGCAACAAAAAATATTAGGCGCAACGTTTGACGATATTCAACAAAAATTAGGGCAAGCATTTTTACCAATATTTTTAAACGTCGTAACATTTTTAAATGATAATGTTGTGCCAGCGTTTGAACGCGTTGCTACGGTTATTGGTCAACAAGGTTTAGTAAAAGGTTTGCAGCAAGCCGTAGCTGAAATGGGTAGCGCTGGCCCTACGTTAGTAAACGGTTTTAAAAATATTGCTGTCAACGCGGCGCGTATGGCGAACATTGTTTATAAGTCAGTCCAATTACTTGCAGCGCAATTTCAATTTATCACACTTCAGCCTTTAGACGCTATAAAAACTATGGGTAAAGTGTTTGACAATTTTATAGACGTCGGCAAACTGGAAGCTAGTTTTAATTCGTTTATAGCTGGCGTAGGCAATATGGCTAGTGCGTCTGGCTATTCAAGTTTTGCCGCGAAGAAGTTAGCTGAAGACGCTAAAAGCGCTGCAGAAATGACAGAACTATTGGGCGACAAAGCCGGCGGCGGCAAGGGCGACGGTGGCGCAGCAAAGAAAATTAAGGCTATGGCTGACCGTATTAAAGAAGCTTCGGCGGCGCTTAATAAACAAATGGCAGAAGCGTTAAATAAAGCTAAAGACCGGCTAAAAGAAGCGCAGGAAGAATTTGATAATTTTAGTTCGTCAGTTTCTGACGTTGTTAAAAGCGGTTTAGATTTTGGTAAAGCTTTTGAAGAAAACAGCCAAAAAATGGCTGACAGTATTAAAGAAGCTTCGGCGGCACTTGAAGAAGAAATGTCACCGGCAATAGATAACGCTAAAGACAAGTTAAAGAAAGCGCAAGAAGGATTTAATAATTTTGGTAAAACGATTTTTAACGTTATTAAAGGTTCTTTAGATTTTGGTAAAGCTTTTGAAGAAGGCGGCGAAGACGCAGGCCTTACGTTTTTTACTGCGTTACAAAAACAAGCTGACAAAGCTAAAGAATTTGGTGGCCTAGTAAAAGAATTATTAGCTACTGGTTTATCTGAAGAAGCTTTACAACAGGTTATAGACGCTGGCGTAGATAGCGGCGCAGCTATTGCTAAAGAACTTTTACAGTCTAGCGAAAACATTTTACGCGCTAATAAACTTGTAGCCGAAACTGACGCAATAGCCGAACAAATTAGTAATTTGTCTGCAACTAAATTTTACGGTGCTGGCGTAACTAACGCGCAAGAATATTTAACTGGCGTTCAAGAAGCTATGGCGTTAGCGCAAGCTGAATTAAATGAAAGTTTTGCAGAAGGTGGCACAAACGCAGCCGTTACGTTTTTAACTGCGTTACAAGAACAGGCTACTAAAGCGTCAGAATTTGCAGAATTAGTAAAACAACTATTAGCCGCCGGACTTTCTCAAGAAGCCTTGCAACAAGTTATAGACGCTGGCATAGACAGCGGTTCAGTTATTGCTAAAGAACTTTTAAAGTCTAGCGGCAATGTTTTGAAAGCTAATAACCTTGTAGCTGAAACTAACGCAATAGCTACGGCTATAGGTACGTTGTCTGCAAGTAAATTTTATGCTGCTGGCGTATCTAACGCGCAACAATATTTAGCTGGCGTTGAAGCTGCTATAGCTGCAGCCCAAGCAAGATTAGGCGTTACAGGAATAAAACTGGCTGACGTTAAAGCCATTGGCGCAGGTTTTAACGAAACAATTAGCCAAACGCCAGCGTTAACTATTCCAAGTGTTATACCAGTGGGCGCACCCACTGACAAAGGCAAAGCATTAGGCAACGTAACGATAAACATTACGGGCGGTTTGGCTACTACTGCCGAAATGGGCGAACTAGTTAATAATGCTTTGCGCGCATATAACCGCGCTGCAGGTCCTTTAGATTTACAAATTGCATAATGGCTGGCGTAGCGGTAATTGGTTCGGGCAATTATGACCTAGAAATAGATACAGGTTTTTTGCAAGACGCATTTCTTTTAGATAATGCAACCGCTGGCGTACTTAATAATACGGAATATGTTTTAGACGGTACTACTAATTTCGCTGACGTTTTAGACGGCTGCCTAGACGTAAGGGTAAAGCGTGGCCGTCGCGATATGGGCGACCAGTTCAGCGCCGGAACTATGTCTTTTACTATGTCAGATACAAGCGGAATATTTAACCCGTTTGACGAACTAAGCCCATATTTTGACCCCACTACAGCGCAACCCGGTTTAGCACCTATGCGCCGGGTTCGGCTATCGCGTTACGACAGTTTAAATAATAAAGAATATTTATTTAACGGCTATATAGTCAACTATGACTACGATTTTAATTTAGAAGGCATAGATACGGTTACGGTTTTTTGTGCTGACGATTTTTATTTATTAAGCCAAACCGTTTTAGACGAATTTAACGTAAGCGAAGAACTAAGTAACGTCAGACTTACAGCCGTTTTAGATTTACCAGAAGTCAACTTCCCGGCGTTACAACGCAACATTTCTACAGGTACACAAACATTAGGCGGCGCGGCAGCGTTTACCGTCGCGCAAGGTACAAACGTTTTAACGTATTGCAATAACATTAACGAAGCTGAACAGGGCCGTTTATTTATGGCCCGTAACGGGGATTTAACTTTTCAACCGCGCATAGGTAGCACGCTTAGCGCAGCTGTAGCAGACTTTCACGACGACGGCACAAACATTAAATACAATACGTTAGGTATCACGTTTGAAGCTGACCAAGTAGTGAACCGGGCTGTAGTGCAAACTTTGGCAGGTAGCCCACAAACGGCAGACGACGCAGCCAGCCAAGCCACCTACTTTATTCAGACAACTAGCATTACCGATAGTCTTTTGCACAACGATACAGCGGCGTTAGCTTTGGCTGACTATCTTTTAGACGGCGAACCAGTGGCGCGCTATACGTCTGTAGGCACGGCGTTTAATATGGTCACTAGCCCGCAACGCGACGCGCTGGCCATAGTTGAAATAGGCGACACAATAACAATAGAAAAAACTTTTGTTAGCGGTAGCGGTACTACAGAATTAGCGCAAGAACTGGCTATAGAAGGTATTGAACATACGTTAACTATTGGTAGCGGGCATAGTATTTTATTGTTTACTAGCCCTACTACTATCATTTATGAACTAATTTTAGACGACGCTATTTACGGGATACTAGACGCGGATAACGTTTTAGGGTAAACTCAGCACTATGTCTAATCCGTTTCCGTTTGTCGCCGCATCCGTTTTAACCGCAGCCGAATTAAATGGCATTGGCGAAGCGTGGACTAGTTTCACGCCAGTTATCACTATTGGCAACACGCCAACATTTACGACACAATACAGCAAATACGCGCGCGTCAATAAAATTATTATGTGGCGGTTCAGTTTTTTGCTTTCGCAGGCAGGCACGGCTAGTAATGCGGTAGTTCTCACTTTGCCAGTTACTTCAACGGCAACGGGTGGCGGTGGCGTTGCGGCCGTTATCGGTGCAGGTCAAATTTATGTAGTTGGCACTAATTCAACTACAACACTTGTCGCTAACCACGTCAGCACTACAACAATGGCATTTTCTGCAACTGGTTCATCGGGTGGCGTAAATTTTGGTGCAAGCCCCGCAGCAACTTTAGGCATCAGTAGTTATATATCGGGCGCAGTTTTCTACGAGGCGGCATAATGAATTACACAAATTTTGTAGCAAGTTTTGAAAACGCTAACGAAGTTTTAGCTGAACACTTGTTTTCGCGTTTCAGGTATTGGCGTGATGCTGAACTTGTGGCTACTGATTTTACACAAGTTGCAGATGCCCCAGTTAGTAAAGCGGCGTGGGCTACCTATCGTCAAGAATTGCGCGACTTACCAGCACAAAACGCAGACCCAAAAAAAATTAAGTTTCCAACACGCCCCGAATAATGATGCAATGCGTTACAGAATATTTGCGCTAATACTCATGTTAAGTGCCTGCGAAACCACACGCGACAACACACTAACCATAAAAACACGGGTAAAAAATTCGGCACTAACTTTATGTTATGTACCTGATAGATGCGAAGTAACGCCGTGACCCGTTACAGATATACGCCTACCGAATTACACGCCCGGCTAATAGTCACCGTAGGCGTATTACTTGCCGTAGTTTTTAGCGTCATTGTTATAGGTATGGTTTGGGGCTTATTGTTTGTAAGTCAGCCAATGGAACAAAGCCCGAACGACGCAAGTTTTATAGATTTAATGTCAACTATTGTAGTTTTTTTGACTGGCACGTTGTCGGGTTTGGTTGCTTCTAACGGCATAAAAAACAAACGCGACGAGTACAGTGGCGAAGATGACTAGACCGTATACAGCGATTAAAGCGCCGGTAGCTTCTGGCCCGTTGGAAGGTAACGACGAATTTATAAGGCAAGTAGTTAAACGTGCTGGCGGTTCGCTTTGGAATAATGGCAGTTTTCAAATTCGGGATATTAGGACAAAGCCCGGCCAGTTGTCTAATCACGCGCGCGGGCTGGCTACTGATTTTAGTTATCGTAAAATGACTGATAAGGGCATAGTTAACGGGCGTAAGGTTGCGTTACCGTTTATATACAAGTTGCTACAAAATGCTGACGTTTTAGAAATAGAACTTTGTATAGATTATTTTGATAACCGTAGTTGGAAGTGTGACCGCGCGACGTGGCTTAAAGGTAAGTGGTCTGGCGGCGACTGGTTTCATTTAGAAATATCTTTAGCTATGGCCAGTAGCGCAAACCGTGTAAAGAGTGCGTTTCAACAGGTTTTTAAGGATATGCCACAAACTTTATAGCGGTTAGGTTAAGGTCTTTATATCCCCTTACCGAGAAAGTAGGCGCATAATGACCCTTATAACTAAAACGGCTATCACGTTTTTATTAACTGTAGTTTCAGTGTTTATATTAAATAAACCGCCAGCGCCAAGCGCAGCCGATTTACAGCCACGTTACGACACTGTTTACGAAGGTAACGCTACGCCGCCTAACATACCGGCAACGACGGTTACGACGCTTGTAACGCCCCCTATTGACCTATGCGGGCAAGTATTCAATATGGCTAAAACTATTGGCTTCCCAGTGTTAGAACTAACTACCGTAGTGGCTGTAGCGCAACGCGAAAGCCGTTGCCAGCCAGACGCTTTCAACCCTAAAGACACTTACGGCCAGTCATACGGCGTAATGCAGATAAATAGCTTTTGGTGCAAACCGTCGCGGTACTGGCCTAAAGGCTATTTACAGGCTTACGGACTTTTAACAGACTGTAACGATTTATTTAATTTAGAAACTAATCTGCGTAGCGCGCTAGCTATCTACCGTTATAGCGAAGGCTGGCGCGCGTGGGGCAAGTAAAGCACTTTTTAATAGCCGTGTTACTTACTTCGTACACGCTGCTTATATGGTATGTTAAACCACCTAACAGAAAGAACCGAGAAAATGACCGAGAACCTAGACCGTTTTACTACTGACATAGCGCACTTAAACGCGCTAATGCAAGTGATAAACGAAATTACAGCAAACAAAGTACCCCATTACCAAATGCACGAACTGACTTCAAAAAGTGCTTTACGCGAACTGCAATATTTAATAGATGATTGCAACGCATTAGATGACGGCGAAATGATTGACACACTTAACCAAACAAAAACAGAAATAAAATATTTGGGCAGCGTAATAAACGATTTACGCGAACGGTTGCAACATTTAGAAACCGAAAACGCACGGCTTGAAAGACTGGTTGCTAATGGTATTTAACGAACTGGGTCAGCCGGTTATTCAGTTAACGGAAGACGATTATAAAAACTGTTTTATAGTTTTAGAACTTAAAAGATTAGAAGTACAAAAACGGCAGTCTAAAACAACTTACGACGCGTCAAGTCTTATGAGAAACGCTATAGAGTTTTGCGGCGCGTTAGGTGAACAGGCGGTATCTAACTATTTTGGTTGCCCATATGTTTACAAGCCGTACAGTCAAGACGCGCACGACGTTTTAGGTTACGAAGTACGGGCGACTTATTACGACAACGGGCAACTATTGACGCACGCGGCAGACGATAAACATTACGGCGATAAACCGGGCCGCTATATCTTGGTAACTATTGACCAAAAAACTTTAACGGCAACTATTCGCGGATACTCAACGCTTAGCCGTTGTAATGAACGAACCGATAACTACGAAACGGGCTGGCGTTATCCGTGTTTTGCTATGCCACAAAGCCAGCTATGGCCTATAGATATGTTGCCAGCTAACAACGAACTTATAGCGTTTAGGCAAACTAAGGCGGTTGCGTAATGGCTTTTAACTTAGATAACTACGTTGACGTAGCCACACGTTTACAGCTGGCTTTTAAAAAGTATCCGGAACTACGCATACAAGAAACGGCGCGCGAAGTTATAGAAATGCCGGATAAAACTTGCTTTATTCGCGCAACGGTTACGGTTTGGCGCGACGCAAACGACACTATTCCGTCTATTGCTACAGCTTGCGAAATATATCCGGGCCGT